GATGTCTCCTGCACTCTCGCGGAAACCAGTCCCCTATACGGTAAACGTTGGGCGTGTACTGCCACCTGTCAAAACGGCGGCGTGCCCACTCTGGCGCAAAGCTCCCTTTGGTCGAATGAAGGAAGCTGCACTGCGCAAAACGATGTGGGCACTCTTTACGCTAATTTCCTCACGGTTCCTTATGAGCCTTCTACGGCTCTTGGCAATGCCTCGTCAATGACAGCGATTACTACTGCATATTGGGCATTACCTGACCAGTTGACAGTTTGTTATTCAGGTTGCGTCCACGATTTGATTCCTAATGCCTCTGCGCCTGGGGATGTGTATTACAGCGGGTCTGGCCCTTTCGTTTTGCATAGGGAGTATTCAGCCGATCGTTCTAACGTTGCTTGCGCTGGCCCAGGCACTGGCGGCACCAGTTTACAAGGCGTTGTAACTGCTTCCGCTGTAGTTTCCGCTGCCACCAGTTCTGGCACTGGTACTGGCATTGGTAGTTCTGGTTCTTGTGCTCCTGGTGATACCCGTGCAGGCTGTGCGGCTCTCACCACACCTGCGAATGAGACCCTGCCTACAACACAAATAGACCTGCCTGGCTTCCAAGCTGAGACCGGCATATTCGGCGGCGGGCATTGCCCTGCAAACGTTCACATGACATTTCACGGCGTCAACCGAAATTTGCGCGTGTGGGATTGGACTCAGGCCTGCGATACTTTGGTGACCTACGTCAAGCCTATGGTGTTAGTCCTTGGTGCTCTCGCTGCGCTCTCCATCGTCATAGGTACAGCCCTTCCGGGCTCTCGGGAGAATCAAGCATGACTGACTTAACAAACTGGCTCCTGTCCGCTATGCAACCGCTTGTGGTGCGTGTCATGTCTGCGCTGGGTCTATCAGTTGTTACCGTTACCGGCGTCACCACTGGGTTAGGCCAGGTCAAACAGCTACTGATTGACCGGCTTTATGCGCTTCCCGCTGACTATCTCGGCGTCTTCTTGCTCATTGGTGGCGGTGATGCTCTCGGCCTTATTTTCGGAGCCTGGGCTTTCTCACTGCTCATGAAAGCTATTGGAAATGTGGCGCGCTTCTTTTCACTCAATGCGGGCTGAGCATGTCCCTCACCGTTTTAACTGGTACCCCCGGCGCGGGAAAGACACTGCACGCTATTGAAAAGCTGATTCTTCCGATGGTGGGCACGTCGATCAGTCACACTGATTCCGATGGTGTCACTACAGAAATTCCCCGTGTCATCTATACCAACATCAAGGGTTTGCAGGTCGATCATGAGTTGATTGACGACGGCGACAAGGGTGGCCTTAAAAACTGGCATGAGTGGGCGAAGCCTGGTTCAATGATCGTCTACGACGAGTTTCAAAAGGTGATGCCCCCCAGGGCTAACGGTTCGGCAGTCCCTCCTTTCATCCAGCATCTTGATACGCATCGGCATATGGGCGTCGATTTCGTATTCATCACGCAAAACGTTATGAACGTCGACCGGCATGTTCACGGTCTGACGGGTCGTCACATTCACGTCCGAAGGATGGGCAATTTACCGTTTGCTATCGTGTACGAATGGGATCATTGCTCCCGCCAACTCCTGTATTCAAAGGCTATTTCTCAGGGCACGTGGCGCTTCAATAAGGCGGTTTACAAGCTCTATCACAGTGCGGATTTGCACACTAAACAACCTCGCAAAATTCCCGTTCTTGTCTGGTTCATTTTGTCGGGGTTGGTCGGCGCTCCAGTCCTCGCCTATAACGTGTATCAAAGTCATCAGGAAAAGCTCAAACCCGCGGGGCTTGCAGCGCGGCCTACCACCACTTTCAGTGTTACGCCATACCGTCCTGCGTCTGCTCCCGTGGCTCCGGGCTTAATCGGTCACCCTACTGGCGTTGTCCCCGTGGCGCTCGGCAGGCCTGCTGCGCCTGCTGGCTGTGCTGTGGTACGTGATAGGTGCGGCTGCTACTCTAGTGATGGAATAAAGGTCGAACCTGATATCTCCGTCTGTGAGGCCCTGAAAAAGCCTGCGCTTCCGGTTGGCCATGACTCCCTGTCCAGCGTACCTAACGCGATCACGGAACGCGACTCCACTGCTGCGGCCCTACGTGACGAGAACGATGGCGCTGTACTCCGGTGGATGCTTTCCCGTAAATGACCCCTATACTTAAAAGACAAGCGGGGACCCCTAGAGCACGACTAGTGCGGCCCAAAGGGCTAGGGGGCTGGGGTATGGGGCGGCAAGGCCCCATGTCGCCCTATGCACGCCATTGGCCCATTGAGTCAATTACTCGGGGGGCGGGCGCGCAGGGGCAAGCGGAGCGCCGCACCGAAGCGCGCGGAGCGCGCTTAATTTATTCAAAGGACACTTTGGCACCAGTACTGGTATTTGGTCTTTAAAAAAAAGTGCCCCGGCAAGGCTGGAACCTTCCGGGGCGGTGATTGCGCATTATCTGAGGTTGCACAATGGCGAAAATTATAGACGGTGTTTTGTACGAGCGTGAGAGGGTGCCCGATACGTGGGAGGTACGTACTAAACGCTGTAACGGGGTTATGGAACGTATCGTCCGCCCCCACTATGCGGTGATTGAAGTCGGCATGGCTCCTGCCTGGATGCTCACGCCTACAGACCCCCTAGACCCTGTGAAAGATGCGGCATTTATTGCCGAGCAGAAAGAAAAGAACCTTAGACGTGCTGCTACACGTGCAAAGCTGGCCTGTAAATGGGCGATAGTGCATGAGGGATTTGACGAGCTGTTAACCCTAACGTATCGCGAGAATCAAACAGATGAGGCCTTAGCAAAGAGGCATCACAAAGAGTGGGTTAGGCGCATGAAAAAGGCATTGCCGGACTTTCGTTACTGCACGGGATTTGAACCGCAGGAACGGGGCGCATGGCATATGCACGTAGCCACACACAGACTACCCAAGCATGCCTTGTATAAGGGCGTGAAAATTGAGGCCTGGAAGCTCGGCACGCGAATTTGGCGTGACATTGTCGGCGCTGACAATGGCCTGTGTTTTGTCGGTGGGAAACAGTCCAAGTGGGGCAAAAAAACCCGTAAACGCATGAGCCTATACAAGATGGCTAACTACGTCTCAAAGTACATCATTAAGCATTTTGAGTTGATGCCTGAGGGCTTGAATCGATACAGTCGTTCAAACGGCAAGCCTGTCATAGAAAAGCATGTTGCCTATCTCATGGCTCCGTCGATTGCGGACGTTATTGGCGCTTGTTTTGAAATTGAGGTTGGCTCTATGTTGCAGTCGCACCGGCTCTCTTACTTTCAGGATTTTTACATCGTGGCGACGGAAATTCCTAGGTCATCCCATTTTGTGGTATAAATACCTGTCGAAATGTCCTAGCCCATTTAACACTTCTTAACTTTGGAGCCGTCATGCTTTCAAAAGTCAGTTTGATCCGTGCACAGTCGCGGTCTTACACCAGTTGCACCCCCCCAGCTAAAAACGATGCCACCATAGTTGTGACGGCTCCGGCGGCGTCCGGGCTGGGGGCGTGCATCAATTCGAATCTCGACCTTTCTCGGGTTCGTATCGTCAAGTCTTCTTTGACTGTTTCAATCACTGGGGGCTTTCACTATCGCGTCATTCGCGTTCGATTGGGGTACTGCTGGTGTAGCCCTCTCGATGCTTTCGGCCATGTCAACCGGGCTGTTGTTCATCGTTTCAACTGCTCTGTTGTTCGGGTGGTCGCATGAGTAACGTCCTCTCTGCCCTAACTCAGTTCGTCGATCAACATCCAATATCTGCCTACCTACTCGTTCTCATTGCGGCCATTTCAGGCGCTGTAGTCGGCGCAGGCGTCTCTCTGTGGGCGGTCTACATGGTGCTCGATTTCATCATCCCTGGGCCGTCTCCCTGCATCGGTGGCTGCGGCTATGTTCCTCCAATGCTGTGAATACAGCCTCATGCCTCAGACCCTGGGGCATCTGGCCGTATTTCCGGCGTCACATTCAAAGGATTTTTCATGTCAACCATTGTTGAAGTTCTGCTTCTGAATACAAAAGAGGGCAAGGCCAAGTCTGGCAAAGATTACAAGCTCACTGAGGCGCATTGCGTCATTCGCAAGGAAAACGGCGAAGCTGCCGGTGTCGGCGTCATGATCATCCCCAAAGCTCTTGACGGCACTGTCAAACCCGGCATTTACTCCTGTGCCTTCGCGCTTGAAACTCCGACCTATGGCGATGAGGCTGGGCACGTTGTCCCTGCGATCGTTGCAATGACTCCGCTGCCTCCTGGCGCGTTCAAACAGCCCCCCGCACCCATTTCCCCAAAGCCCTGAGATTCCAGCCTCTGCGGTCTTCTTGCAGGGCCGCACGGGCCGTAATTTCGCGGCATCACATGGAGTTTTGGAAAATGCTGAATCGCAAAATCGCGGCCATCGTTGCTGCATCGTCCTACGCCTTGGGCACTGCTGCCCACGCCGCTCTCCCCGCTGGTTTCAGCGGCGCGGTCACCCAGTACCAGGTGGACGCCGTTGAGGCTATCGGGCTGCTCATGGCGGCCGGCATCGTCATTTGGGGCGTGCTGAAACTGAAGTCCAAGCTTGGCCTGTAAGGCAAATCCCCCTGGGTCAAAAGCTCGGGGGGAATTTGGGGTAAACCATGCCATTGCCAACTTGCACACCGGAGCAGTTTCCGTGGTTCCTTGATCTAGGTTCCACAAATACTCAGGGCAATACGCCTGCTGAAGCGTGCTCCGCTATGGTTGGAGTAAATATCGGTGCTGGCACCTGGACAACTGCGCAGCTTGGCGGGCCTTCCGGGCCAACCTTTTGTCATGCATACGGGCATCCTAGCAGCAGCTTCAACGGCTCATTCGGGGCACCTGTGCAGGTCTGCGAGGTTGCATCAACTCCTGTTGACCCTGACCCACCTTCCGGCGTCAACGCGGTACAGATTCAAGCCCTGAATGGCTACGTGACGATGACCTACGTAGTCGGTACTCAAACGGTGGTTGTTGAGCCTCCTCCACTCACAGAAGAGAAGCTCTTCGATCTTCTTGAGGCTGGCGGCTTCCTCATGCTGGCCCTTCTCGTTGTCTTCTGTTCACGTGCTCTGCTCGATCTACTCCGCACTGATTCAATTAAGGATTAACCGTGTATGACTTCCTCAATCGAATACATGTTTGCGGCTGGTCTGCTGCTCATGTTGTACGTTGCTTTTCGTTAGCACTTGCCCTGCTCGTTTTGGCCGTGCCTTCGCAAGCTGCGCCTCCAGGCTATACGGGGCCTATACTCTCGATCACGGCCACAATTCCCCAGGTTGCGGCGGCGTGGACGGCACATAACGCTGGCAGTTATGACAGTTGCGGCGATGTCTCCTGCACTCTCGCGGAAACCAGTCCCCTATACGGTAAACGTTGGGCGTGTACTGCCACCTGTCAAAACGGCGGCGTGCCCACTCTGGCGCAAAGCTCCCTTTGGTCGAATGAAG